CCAATAGGTAATAAATGCACGACGAAGTTCTAGAAGTTCATCATAACGGGCCTGTTGACTAGATGTAAACTTAAAGTTTTGAACTTTGTAAGTTTTCTGAAGTGATTGAAGCTCTTTAAGTACGGTAGATGAATTGTTCATGATTGTCAAATGTGATGGTTACAGTATAGTGATCAATTAGAGGTGAGTAACTTTAATTACTCACAATAATTTGGTAGAAGAGATAATGAGAAGGAATGTTAGCATGATAACTACATCCCATGATTTTGTTCTAATAAAGAACGGAACAGAAATGGCATCAGCAATAAACTGCATGAAGACACCAACTGTGACATTTACATGTAAGATAACAAAGTAGGCAGAAACAACTAGGAAAGATCCAATTATTCTGCCCACAGTATCAATTTTCATAGTTAATTCATCTCCTCCTGTGTAACATTACGATAGTTTTCCACAATTGTCAGTAGTTTGTCTTTAGCAGTTTCTATTGTTGCACGTGAGTAACCAGTATAAAAAGAATAACCTTTAGTTGGGTCAGTCATGGCACTTTTATACTCTTCCAATGCCCAATCAAGATTTTCGATAACAGACAGAAGCTGATTGTCAATGTTCATGGTGATTTGATACTTAGTTTGAGTTTGAGTGACCTTAGAGACTGCTTACGCCCCTTTAGAACACCCTTACAGATGCCCTTGGTCTTCTTATCTTTTTTAGAATGATGTTTCCAATTAGGTATATTCATCACATGCCATTCATGAACTCATGAAGTTCAGCATAATACTGTTCTTCAGTGTCAAATGAACGACCATGAATAACACATGGAAATGTTTTCTTTTGAAACATAGTGGACGTAACTTCTACGTCTTGTTTGTCATAACCCATTTCGAGCAGGTTTTGGATGTAAGGATTTGAATTGTATGTCATACTATAGGAGTCAATTGGAGGTGAGTAACTCTATTTCCTTCGTTTTCTTAACTTATCTATCAAATTGAGTGCTGATTGACGGTTGCGACATACTTTAACCGGTTGTCCATTGTGTATCACCATTAATTTAGTTGTACTACCTGCTACAGGTATTGCAGCGAGTTCACCATCACCAATCATAATGGGAAATGGCGGCACCTTAGTGTCAAGAATACCTGAATTTGTGTAGTTGAAAGACATAAAAACTCTTTTTTCAATAACGGGACGGGGATGGATGACCTAACACATCTAAACGGTCAGGATATGGAAAAATCAGTTTATGATACTCCCAGATCCTTTGGTATGACTGAGCCGATTACCGGCGAACAACACTGTCGCACATCTCACCCTTCTCAAAGACAATATCTACAGCATTCTGTAGGGCTCTTTGAGTAGAAACTCCGACGTTATTATATACTGGCACACATAGCATACCATAGACTTTGTTAGAAGAACCGACACGAATCACGCGACCCACAGTCTGCAACATCTCGATAACATCCATGTTACGGAGAAACACAACGGCTTCGAGTTCTGAACAGTTAATACCTTCAGATAGGATAGAACGATGAAGGACAACGAATTTCTTATCTACATCTCTACCCCATGCATTGAGTGTATCAAAGAACTCCTCACGCTTGACTTTCTTACCATCAACAACTGCACCAGTCTTCGATGTAATATAGAGGTAAGAATAACCACGCTCTTTAAGTTGTTCTGCAAAGTCTGTCAGAAAGATATTCTGCAGTTGTCGTGTGGTCTTGACACAAACTAGGATCTTTTTGATGTCTAGTTCATCAATGGATGCAAGAACATTATTACTTTCAAGATAAGGTGTGAGTGACTTTTTGTCAACTTTATCCATCTCAATCACCTTGACTTTAGGTGGCAAAATGTAACCTCCGTCAACCAGAGTTGGTGCAGACACACGTGCAATCACCTGTCCATAAGTATCAACGTCATTCATACCATGTTTCTTTGGTGTGACTGAAGTCTTACGAGTCGCAGTAAAATAGTAACAACGATCAGCCTTCTTACTGAAATACTCAGTGGGCCCGAAGAAGTTATTTTGACAGGAGTTATGTGCCTCGTCAAAGTATATGGTATCTACAGCAATACCGGACTCTTCCACACGATGGAGAGAATGATATGTCGTGAAAATAATAACATGTTCACGTACAGTTTGACACATATCAACAAACAGTTTGATATGTTCAGACTTTGTAGTGCTGAAGTGTTTTGTATCACCAGAATGAACATGCAAAACATTAGCATTGGTGATGTGTTCCATATACTCACTGCACAACTGATTAGCAAGGAGCAGTCTAGGAGCCACAACTACAATGGTACGAGGAACATTTACCTCAAACCGTTTCATTGCATCAGTGATTGCAATTAGAGTCTTGCCACCACCAGTTGGAACAATAACTTGACCCATACTATTGACACGCATTGCATCAAGAGCTTCGTTTTGATGTGGGCGAAGAGTGATCATAAAGTTGTGGTGTTATATTATAGTGGTCAATTGAAGGTGAGTAACTTTATCACCCCAATAATACTTTTGGAAAGTATGGTGTAAGGTCAGAATCAATTACATTATGTTTACAGTCAACAAATTTCTTTCGTGATATGTTTTTGACATAGATTAACTGACCAATATTGATTTCTTTGTAATCCCGTGGGGTTCTCTTGCGAATTAAAGCAAAAGCTTCATTTTCACTACGAGTAGACACAACCACTTTAGACAATCTATCAATATCTGTCAAGAAATTGTTGATTAGATCATAAGATTTGTCTTCAACAAACTTATCATAATGATATGCAAAGATAAACTTTGATCCACTACGAACACCACCAAAGTGTTCTTTGGTAAGACTACTTCCACCTTTGACTTTCATGTCAATAACTTTAGATAGAGTCTTATCTGGATATTCACTCCATCTTAGAAATGCATCGGGAGTAAGAAGTGCACCAGTTTCATCAATTTTAAGTGAAGAACCCCAACAAATACCACCAGAAAGATCTTCAATACACTTGAACATGGTGTCCCGAGTATAAAGATCCAACTGAGATTGATCAAGAGACATAATCAACTTAAGTTGATTTGTAAGATGATTTTTTGCAGTAGTCATGTGGTGGGCGTGATTATACTATGGGAATCAATTGGAGGTGAGTAACTTTATTGGCGTTGACGAACCGAGTTAATTACAACTCTTTCTGCTGGATACTGTGATTCTACAATATCCAGTATCAAAGATCTATCCGCACTATCAGTTTGTATCTCAAAGTTATGCCTACGACCATTGCGATCAGTCCAGGCACCTTTTACATTAAATTGTGTCATGTTAATCAGTTACCGAACCCATGATTGAAATTAGCGTAGGCAAACTCAGTACGATTGACCAACTTGACTGAACCATACGTGTCAGAGTGGAAGACATAACCTTCACCATCAGTCTCTTTTCCATTAGGAAGATATGCAGTAGGTGCATCACTGATGATGAAACTATCCATCAAATCATACTTGATGTCAATCACCAACTGATACAGATTTGCAAGGAAAGGACAACCTAGAATGTCAGTCAGTGATGCGTCATCAACAAACTGACCAGACTTGATAAGTGCGTTGATAGCAACTTTGGCATGACTTGCTTCTTTGTCAGTCAGAAACTTGATATTGTCAGTGTTAATCTTGGGTGCATCATATCCACCAAAAATACGGTCAACAGAAGGTTGTACCCACTTGATGATAACACTGTCATCAAACGATTCTTTGATTGGTTCACACACTGGTTCATGAAATGCAGTAGTAACATACACTTGAGTGTGTGGTGCAATTACCAGTTTCTGGTCAATCGCCTCGGGGAATGCGTAGGTAAGAGTATTTTGTGTCAGTACGTCAGTTCTACCAAAACCAAGCCAATCGGCCCAGTAGATGTTATCAGTTCTTGGTAGGTACTTAAGACAATATGACAGAATCTCAAACACTTCCATTTGATGACCGAAATGCTCAAAGATGTCATCAGTCGTATAACATTTACGGTCTTTCTTCTTGTTGAATGCAGCCTTGGTGCAAACAAAAAACTTACCGTTGAGTGGATTTGTACCCCATACAAGAGACATTCCATCCATTTTCATGGAGATATGACCCACATCGTAGAGTAACTCAAAAACTGACAGATCACCTGTCAAAATAAGATCTTCTGGGTGTTCGATATGTGTCAATGTCATAATAAAGTGGTGGTCTTATACTATAGTGGTCAATTGGAGGTGAGTAACTCTATCAGGGAAGAATTACCCACACTTTGTCGTCAACTTTATTCGCAGTATTGTTTGTAACGTATACTTTAGCCTTTGCCGAAGATATACTTAATTCATTTTTGACGTAAGTTACAGCTTCGGTGACTGTATTGAACAGTCGCATCATTTTTTGTGTCATGATAGAGCTTTGGCAGCAGCATGAGCCTTGGCGGTCATTTGAATTGCCTCTTTTTTATTTGGTTTTCTACCATGAGTCTTTTCAAACTCGGCACGCATTTGTGACTTTGCATCTTTCCTACTTTGACCAGTTGCTTTATTTCTGGTCGCATCTCTTTCTTTTCTTGTCATACCACCACCATCAGCATGAGCATATTTTTTACGAGGTTTTGCAGGTTCCGTCTTCTTTGGTTCTGAAGTTTTTGTCTTCAATAACTGATCTGCTTTCTTTTCAGCATCTTTAGAAGATGTAGTCGTTGACTTTACTTTACCACCAGACGCACGTGCAGCAGCTCTTGCCTTGGCTGCAGCTCTTCTATCTGCTTTAATCTTTTCTGCGTATGATTGTTTAACTTCTGTAGAACCACGTTCTTTTGTTGGTTGTTGAGTTCTTTGTGAAATTGTTTTACTTCTATTCGGTTTCTCACCTTGAGGTTTATAGTCTACGGGTTTACTTTTACCACCACCAGTTGCAGCAACTCTTGGTTTTACACCGGGTTTTCTACGTTCTGCAGTACTTCTTGATGCGCGAGGACCACGAACTGTGCCCATTTCAGGATCATAAACCTCAGTTGCAAGTTCTCTCTTTATTTCTTTCTTTAGTTGTTCCCTTTCAGCTTTGGCTGCCTTTTCTGCATCAACTCCCTGTTGAACATCTGTAGTATCAAATGTTTTAGCTCCACCCTCAAATTTTTGTGGTTTTTGGAACTTATCCTGTCTATCTTTAAGAGCCTGTGCCCTTTCAGATGCATGTTCTAAAAAAAGTTGTAGGTTCTTCATGCTTCTACCACTGTTGCATTTTTGAATCCGCCAGACTTACCATCAGCATTAGCAATTTTTGCGTCCAATGGATCTCTAGTAGGAAAATTCTTTTTATCCGAAATGTCATCAGACCACGTATTACCGCCAGTAAAGTATAGTGTCTTTGAAGACTGGATCAGACATGGTTTAGTGAGGTAGTAAGCCATCGGTGGAGGTGACAATATAATATATTTATCACCCCCGATATTATCAGGAGAAGAAGTGGTCGGGTACACTCAAATCTTCCACATATGTGTCAACACGTTCATCACCTTGAAGGTCAAGGATCTTTTCCCAGTCTAAATTATGAGCATTGAAATCATCCATGACATCAAGCTCTAGAGTTACACGATATTTGGTTTTGCGTGGAAGATAGGTGGCAGACATTAGAACTCCTGATTGACTACCCTTATAATATAGGGTATTTAGGTCAAGAAGTCAAGGTCTCATGGACAGTGTTAGAACTGACACATTGCCCATCATTCCAATGTCTAATATTACCTGCAATAATAAATCCATTAGTAATAATTAATTGCAACATTATTGCAGTTCTTATGAATGCAATTTTATCAGAATCTTTCTTGTCTCTGCCGTCTTTACGACCCAGAGCATAAGCCCATATTCTCCACATTACTTCAATACTTTATGTGCAGTACCATCTCCATCATATTTGTCGGTATCATAGTATCCGCCGCGTGTTCCAAAGTATAATGTTACTAATACAAATGGAACACTCATCCATATTAAAACATCAGCCAATATCATTTGATATAACCATTTTTAACCAACCATTCACGGGTCATTGGTGTTGGCTCATAATCGGTCCACATTGTACCACGAGCACAAGATTCAAGTGCTAGTTGAGTCATACCTTCAGTTTTACCTGCCCAAGTTGCTTCTTTCTCCCATGGTTGTGCAGAAACTGGGTAAGTACGTTCTACCATTTCTTGCCACAACATAGGAACATCTTCCTCGGGCTTAATAATAGCAATCATGGTATTATCAATTGTTCCAGCCATACAATCCTGAGCTGCATGCCACCCTTCATGTCTCATAACTGACATCAATACGCCAGGACGATGCATGAATGCTCTGTTCAGGAAGAAATTATTTCCTACTGTATGATATACACCACGGTGTCCAACAGGAAAATAACTTTCGTCCGCAAGATATACCTGAACATCAATAAGAGTCAATGCATTCAACATGCGACTAAATTCTTCTTGAACTGGGGCCCAATCAGAGTCAGGATATTGTTGTACAAGATAATCAATACCCCAAACTGGATCTACACCTTCACTACATTCTTGCAGTAACATACAACCCATCGAATCATATGAAAATGGTTCAACCTCAGGTTCATGATGTGCAAATGTAGTAGTAGTATCTACACCTTCATGAGTATGTTGATGTGGATAAAATTGTGGATCTGCCATGGCAGAAGGAACTGCTGTCAGTGACAGGGCAAGTAACAAAGCTTTAATCTTCATCGTAAATTGAATTTCTCTTTTTTATATATTCTAATTCATTCCACTGATGTTGGTAACATAACAACAATGTATGATATTTGCAGTGTTTGTGTGTACGAGTTACCGTACAGTATGGTTTTGGTTTTGTACCAAGTTCAATTGTAATATACTCATCTTCTTCATCTCTATAGTATACCCATCCCTCAAGAATACCTGCAGGTTTCTCCCATTTAACATAATCATTCACCTGTGGATCATAATTAGACATAATAATTAATTAATAGAAGATGGGACACCAATAGAGTTTAATGTTTCTTGTTGCTTAAGATATAGTTTAACATAACACCGTAACATATCCTTGATTTCTCCTAGATCTTCACAAGACTCAATCTCTCGTGACAATCTTTCGTATGCAAAAGATCTTGATGGAGTAGATAATGTTATGGTATCTGGGTTCATGAGAATGCTGCCATGAGTGGGTTAAGTTTTTTCTGCATTGCAGAATATGGACTCGTGTCTAATATATTTACTACCTTACCCGGCTTCTTGTGATTGATTGGAGCGATAAACACTCCTTTCTTTCTACAAAAGAACCCCCATACTGAACTCGGATGTACTTCTGAACATCCTATAAATTCACGACTGATGTTGCGAATCCAAATACGTTTGATTGTCTTTGAATAGTCATCAGTCCAGTATTCATAACCTTGCGGTGCTTTGTGTGGAAATTCCATCAGTTTCATAACTATAGAGTAAGTCAAGCATCTTTTGACGCCATTCCATCAATTCATCATAACATCCCTGATTGTATGCACAACCACGGAGACGACTATCAGGTTTGATTACACTTTCAATCATAAGATTGAGTGCGTCTTTTTGTGAATTAGTCATCGAATACTTTACATTGAGGTGCACCGGGGTGATCATCACAGAACTTGTCTAGAACTTTGTCTTGATGTCGATTATGCCAATCGGCAATTTTACCATCATGCTCTGCATCCCATTCATCTTCCGAATGTGTTTCATTGGTGTGTAAGTCTACCTTATAGGCATTGTACTTATCATTTGGGTCATAGAGGGGATCATTAACATCCCTTTGACGTGGTTGTGACATGATTACGTTAGGAAAGAGGTTACAACTTTAGATGGTAGTTCATCTAACAAAGAATATTTATCGGCCTTGTTGATATTTTGTCTTAATTCACTGAAATACTGAGAATTAAACTCACCATCATCTTCAGTGATTAAATCAAAACATTCCTCATCATTTTCTGCAACAACATTCCACACTCCACCATATTCTGATGAGGGAAATGGTACATAATGATCAACAATAAACAGATACTTCATTAGTCTTGAGAATTACCTTAATAGTATAGATTAGTTACGAAAGATTGTCAAGTTGACGTTGTAACTCATAATAGACTGAAATTAGTTTGAGATTCATGTAAGATTCATAGTCATTACCTTTAATTAGGTCAAGTGTGGTCTCAATTTGTTGCATAGCAAGAGTCAGTGTTTCTTTCTCATCCATCAGAGTTTTTTACCTTATCTACAAGATATGCAGCAAATTCTTCCATCTTATCAGGATGAATAGCTTTGATGCCTACATCTTTTACAGCATTTTCAATACTTTCAATTTGAGTTTTACTAAGTTTTTTACTGTTTGATGGTAGGCTCATGTGTTAATTCCCTGTTATATCCTTATCTAGTTGATTATAACCTTTGAGCTCTGGTGTGACTATCCCTTCCCAACATTTCTTAAACTTTTCATCAAAGTCTTTAGTATAGACAGGAATATACGCAAGTAATGCATGACTAATGTCAACCACATCACTATACCTACCATTGTCTGATGCTTCTACCAGTTTATCTGATAGAAACTCAATAGTACTGACACGACTGAATGACTGTTCAAGGTCATTCATTAATTCCCATGTTCTATCGTAGTTACTCATTTGATTACGTTCCAGTTCTCATCATTAGTTTTTTGCATCCAGAAGTGATACTTACCGGTAATAGAAGAAAGAAACATTTGATCTTCTGTCTCTTGTTCTACTCTACATGAATGAAGTTCATGCATAAGATTGTAGAACCGATTCTTCGATCTATTGTTTTTTGGTTCAACACAAACGAATTTGGGTTTCATGGAATGGTGTCTCTTACAATACAGTGGTCAATTGAAGGTGAGTAATAATGACTTATAGTATGTTCATCATCCTGGACAAGCCTAGTCTATAGACCTTTTGTATATCTGTCAAGGTTCTGTTCTTCACTTAAGTTTGCACACATCTCACATCGAGGAATATTTTTCAAATGCTGAAATACATGGTACAATTCATGCAGAATAGTTTTGGTGTGTTCTGCACCATCAAGTCTCTCATCAATTTGAATTAGAAACTCATGGTCATGTTCTCTCATGCACCAACCATCAACACCTTCATCAGATAGGTCCATATAAACCACTGTTAGGTCTACACTATAGTCAGATAAGTATTCCATTAAGAACCAGTCTATAAGTGGCTTACAGTCGGGTATAGGGTGGTCTGGGAGGTTGATACTAATACAGTGCATGAGATAGTCCTTGATACACAACTCTGGTCCCCCATTGCATCATCCACATGAATGACATAATGAAGATTAGTTTATGAGTGGTAGTCATCTCCTTGGTATAACTCCACATACTATAAGACCCCCACTCGTAAAAGTGGAGGTCAGTTGTGACAGTTTGTCAAGTGGTCAAATTATTATGTATTATCTTACGTTATAATTATTCCGCTAGTTCTGGTTCTGGTCTGTCTGCTGCCTTATCAATAACACCAAGACTTAATGCCTGTGCAACCTGTGCATCTCTACCAACTGCAATTGCAATCGAGTTAGCATTACAATGAGCAGTATTTAATTGAATAATTTCTTCAATTGCAACTCTTGCACGATTTGTTGCGGCACTAGTAATCCACTCATCAACATCAAAAGCAATATATTCCATCGCTGTCTTTTCAGTATCTGTTAATGTAATTGTATAATCCATAATTTTCTGATTGACTTTAATTATATTTATATTATCCTATAAGAAATCCACACATGTTCCATTGGGTACTATATGCCTGCTCACTGCCAGTACCTCTGTTAATCCTCAACTCTGCATAATCGTTTTCACTCATCGACATAATAACACTACCAGCTCTTGAAGTATGGCTATTAGTATCTGCCCCACCTTGAACTAAATCAGCCCATTGAGTTCCATTTTTGGCATAAGAAGTGTTAACAACATCACTAGCATGTGGATATACAAGACCCCAGAAAGAGAATTGATAAATTCCGTCTACAGGTGCAGTGAACCTTCCATTAGAACTGTCATAGCAATTTCCAATATTAACATTAACAACATTTCCTACTATAACAGTATTAGTACTATCTACTAAAGTAGCTGTGTTTCCAGACGTATGGAAAGCTGGTTGATTAGGTATTGTTACAATACCACCAGAACTTACACGAAGTTTTTCTGATAATACTGAAGCGCCATCATCACCACCATCACTACCAGTAAGAAATTTAAATCCATTACTACCCATTTCAAGTTGCAATGAAGGGTGGCCACCTTTCTTAGTCTTCCACCCACTATAATAATACAGATTGTGGGATAAGAAACTTTGATTATTATCTACATCAATATTAAAACATGCCTCTCCAAAATTAGCACCTTGGAATACTGAGAACTTCTCTTTGCAAGCTATAGCGCCATTCAACCAAATTGGCGCAGTACCAGTCATAGTAGTATGAACAGTACCTTCAGAAGTTATACGAAGTCTCTCAACATCATTAGTACCTAATGCTAATGCATTAGTTGCTGGACTACTAATAGAAGTACCAGTACCTACACTAATCTCAGCATTAATCGTAGAGATACCACTAATAATGGCACCTCTAGGAAAGTTAGGGGCTCCAGTACCAGCACCGTTGACAATTGTATTGGCTCTTATTCTAGACATCTGAAGACTTTTTAGTTATTTAGAGAATCAATGACAGGTTGAGGTGTTGCATCAACCACTGCTTGTGCTGCTGCTCTTTCTTCAGTATCTTTGACAATCACTGGATTATCAACAGTTTCAGTAGTTACTTCCAGTGTTTCAGGATTAGTTGTAGTTACTTCTATTGTTGCTGGAATATCATCAGAGGCAACAACCGCATCTAGTTCTAATCTTTTAGTTGCAGCAATATATTTTTCAGTTTGTAAATTAAAAATTGCTTTATCTTGTTTGTCTTTTAATACTACAGCATCCATTGTTACCTTTGGATACTTATCTTTGACTACTTGGATGTCTGCCTTCCAAGCATCAATACCCTCATGGAAGATTTGGTCAAACTGATCTGGATAAGAAGGATACTCAGCAGCACGTTGTCTCTGATATTCATTAACTTCTTCTTGGTATTCTAGTTCTGCTGCTTTCTGAGCACATTCTTCTTCAGTTGGTTGAGTTTGATTTTCATCTAACCACTTAATTCCAGAATATTTTCCACCATAGATGACCCACTCAGATCCTGGTCTGAGTGAATGTAATACTGTTCCTAAATCGTATTTGATTTCGTTCATGTTACTGTGCTACCTCGTAAATAACCCAACTTCCTCTATTATTACTAGGACCAGTCCCACTGTTCATATTTGTCTTACCAGTCTCCCAAGAAGCATTTGATCCTCCATATACTCTACCTTGAAAAGCATAGTTATATAAGTCTGTAGTTCCTGGTTTATGAGACATTATAAAATCGCATGGAGGGTAATAATCAGATGTATAATCGGATCTATTCCAATAATTTTGCCAAGATGATTCAATAATCGTATCATGAGAACCTATATCAAGATTTGGCGAACCTCCCAAAACTCTATATTCTTGACCTGCTGAAAGGGACGTGTTATTCATACGAGTTTTTGTCCAAAAATGATGTATTAATTCACTATCATTTCTTTTTGGTTTAAATTGATGAGTATACCCTGTTTCGAAAGTTCCAGTAGAATAATTTACCTGATTAAGATATATGTGTGACATTTGAATCACACTACCCGCAGGCATCTTCTCATAAGGAACATGAAAATAGTCAAGTTCAGAGAGTTTCTCTCTTAAATTAAATTCTGGTTTGTTAACTCTAACTGTCATTACTGCTCCGCTACTAACTCATTAGATGCCGATATGGCACTAGTAATGCCAACTGTTGTATTATTTATTCGTCTCAGTCCTTGGAAATCGGAACGACCATCAGAAGTTCCAACGTGTAGAAGTTCAGTAGTATCATCATAAGCAAGAGCAGTCACAGCATCAGAAGAACCATATAAGGTTGCCTTAGCATTCTCTTGGAACAACCACCTTTCATCCTCATAGATTTTTTTGATTTGTTCTGGGGATGGTGCTGATGCTCCCATTCTAACTAATGCAATTTTTCCATAAAATGGTCCTGCGACAGTATATGCCCTGATTCCTATTCTCAATTTAGCACTAGTATTATCAAGTGACGCTGTATCACTAACTGGACTACCAGAATCACCATTTACATAAACATATATTTGACCACTTCTTCTAAGACAAACAAAATGTTGCCATACATTCAAAGATACTGATTTTACTGCACCTGAACCACCCTCAATATAAAATCTTAATTCACCACTATCATGGTAAAACATTTCAGTATATCCACTATTATTAGATGGAGCAGCATATTCCCACACATATCCTGTTGTATTACTGGTTGGATATATCCAACCCATCACATAAAAATCACCAGTTCCAACATTCATATCAGTATTAATTGGTTGTTCTAGATAATTACTTGTACTCCATCCACTATAAGCAACCAAGTCTGCACCAGTCGCAACAGGAGTCTTGGTGATTGTTCCAATTACATTCAATGCGTTGTTATTTACTGAACGGTCTGGGTCCGTCTGTCCATTTGTCTTATTAGTATCATCAGTATCAGACAGGAAAGCACCTTTGATGTTTCCGTGCATCCATCCAGTGTTGTAGTTAGATTTTATGTAGGCGACCATCGCGTTTGACACTGATGAAGGATTTTCATCTAAGATTGCTAAACCATTTGGGTAATTTAAAAATTGAGTTCCTGGGATTCTTAATGCTCCATTTTGACTGGTCCCAAGTCCATGAGGAAGAGCTGTTAGTGCTGCGTTTGTGTCATTAAAAATGTACTTATCAGTTGCATTACTAGAATTTGTTTGAGTAGTTCTATCAGAACTTGGAATCGGTATAGTCATCAAAGAATATTCGCCGGTTGTTGCAGAAGATCCATGTTGAGGAAATACTAAAAATCCATCGCTTGATATGGAAATGAATTTTGCGGAATTATAAGAACTCCCCGCAGATGCAGTAATATCAACAACAGTTCCATCATCCTTAATTACACTCACACCACCAGCAGTCGCAACGGCAATGGTAGGAACAGGAAGTCCAGTAGCACTATCAATCGGTGCATTTGGTAGCACGGTCATTGCTACGTCGTTTACAACATTGTTAACTATACTCTTAGACCCGCCATCACTACTGTGAGATGTAACATCA